ACCTTAAATGGCAACTACACAAAATACATTCACTGGTAATGGGTCCAACTTAGGACCCTTTTCTTTTACCTTTAAATGGCTTGAATCTACTGATATTAAGGTAAGTGTTGGTGGTGTACTGAGAACAGCTGGTACTCACTATAACCTACAGAGCCTTAACTATACGACAAAGACTGGTGGCCAGGTTCTATTCACTGCAGGTAATGCTCCTGCTAATGGAGCCTCTATTCGTATCTTTCGAGATACTGATGATGATGCTTTGTCTGCTGTTTTCTCTTCTGGTTCCGCTATTCGAGCAAAGGACCTAAATGATAACTTTACGCAGAATCTATATGTAACCCAAGAGGTTAACAACAACGCACTTAATGTTGATGGTTCCAATCCTATGGTTGGTGACCTCAATATGGGTAGCTATAAAATTACCAATCTTGCTGCTCCAACTACGGATACAGATGCTGTTAATCGTGCCTATGTTAACAATATAGTTGCTAACGGTATTGGTGATGGAGATAAAGGTGATATCACTGTTAGTGGTTCTGGAGCCACGCTTACTATTGATAACGGTGTTATCACAAATGCTAAAGTCAATAGTGGTGCTGGTATTGTCTCCAGTAAACTTGCTTTTACACAATCTGGTACTGGTGCTATGCAGCGCACCGTTGAATCAAAACTGCAAGATGTGGTGAGTGTTAAAGATTTTGGGGCGACTGGTGATGGCATAACTAACGATTGCGCGGCTTTTAAGGCTGCAATCGCGGCTAGCAAAAACATCTTCATCCCGGCGGGGACCTACCTGATCTCCCCCACGGCCGGCTCTGGCGACTTTCTGCTTTACCTCGGAACGCAGGGGGCAGGCGGCAACCCGTCATCCAGGAGCGGGATAACCATTGCTGGCGAGGGGAACAAAAGCGTTATCAAGCTCGGCAATGACGTCGGTGCAGAAAAGTTATTGTTTGGCGGGGCGGTTGGCGATTCATTTGCCAACATGACATTCAGGGATTTCATGATTGACCTGAATGGATCTAATAATCTTCAAGCAAGTTTTGGGTCTCCTCTTCGATACAACAGTGCATTTTATTTTTACTGCTACTGTGAAAACATTCTTTTTGAAAACCTCTACATCAAGGACGGCACGGGTCATCAAATGATTCGCGTTGGCGGCGATACGGCTGGCACGTACGGCAAGAACATTAGAATTCGCAACTGCAAGTTTGAGAACTTTGGGATCGGCATCACAAACAACTTTCAGCAGGATGTTTCTGTTTGCTATGTGCAGGCTGATGAAATCCACATTGAAGGGAATACATTTGAGTGCCCAGACTTTACGTTTGACCTGAGTCGAGGTCACACAGCCCTAGAGCTACATGGTGATCAATCAACACAAGTAATTAACAACCGTTTTAGATACGTTCAGCTTCCCGTGTTGGTGGTATCTAGCGCAAAAGCTACAAACAACGTGTTGGTAAATGGAAATTCTTTTTACCAGTGCAATTATCTTTGTGCGCTTGACCCCGCTGAATACGATCAAAAAAACATCGCGATCTCTGGAAACACCTACCGCAGTACCAAAGTATCTAGTTCCGCAATCGTCCCAATCGGTAATTCCAGTGAAACATCTAAATCCAGGGAAGAGATTGTTTTTAGAAACAATACTTTAATTGGTTGGGGCAATAGCAATCAAGATACACATATTTTCTCTATTGAAAATTCCTGGATCCGATCTCTTATTATCCAAGATAACAACATCGGTGGTTTTAACGGTTCACTGCTTTATATGGCTGGAACAGTTAGAAATGCTGGATTTGTTGACATAACAATCAAGGATAATCGGCTTGATTCTCTCGGCTCGACAGCAGGCATTTTTCCTAACGATCCATCTTTTGTTCAAGTCGAAACAAGCTCTGGTGCTATCAACTCATTGACTATTGATGGCAATGTATTGTTCAACTCAGCGCTTAAAAATTACACGACCAATGGTGCATTCAAACTCAACGGTTTAATTACATATGCTTATGTTAACAATACAAGCAATAATTTAAACCGGGAATACCCTCTTGTTGTTGATACGATTACGTCGAACACGTTAAAGCTTATTGAAAGCTCTATTGAACGACCTGTTGACTACAGAACGGGATACTTCACTCTTCCAGGAAATGGTACTGTAAATTTGTACGATTTTACTGGATGGGGGCTTAATGATCATGCCCTGTTTGGAGTCAAGTTATGGGCAGGCGTTGGTGGTACTGGTCTTAACGCAGCTCAAGCTTACGAAGTTGTGTACCAGTCAAGCGGTGGTGCCGTTGGCCAAGTTACCACAGTAGGTACTTATAGCAGTAATGTTATCCTTGAATTTAACGGCACCGTACTAAGACTACGTTCGACAACTGGTAGTGCGCTTTCAGTGCTTTTCAATGTCAACGGATTCAGCACTAGGCCAATCACTTGGCTTGTCTAAGTGTATTTGTAAATAGATATCAGTAATTACTCAATCATAACTCATAAAATCGCAGTGATCACTATCCTCGGCATCAAAGTGTCTTACGAAACACTTGCCTTTTTTATCCTATTTATCGCTTCTGAGTACCTTGGTATGACTAAGAAGCGTCGCTCTAATAGCGTTACCCAAGCCATCTCTATGGCTGCTGCTTACTTTAGTAAGATCCGTACTGAAGATGACACAGTACGTCGTATCCGTAGAACCTTTAGAGGGAAGTAATCATCATGGTATTGCTGCAAGTTAAGCAGTACTACCCACAAACAGATAGTGCAACAGGTCACGGAGATCGGATGTGCTTTAGCTCTACATGTGCTATGGCCGTCAAGTATCTCCTACCTGATGCCCTAAAGGGTAGTAATGCAGATGATGATTACTTGAGAACAGTTCTCAACTACGGTGACACTACTCTCTCCACTAGTCAAATAAAAGCCTGTCAGCAATATGGTGTCTTTGCTACCTTCTACCAAAAGGGAACAAGACAGGATCTAATCAACGAACTCAAGGCTGGTTACCCAGTAGCTACAGGTATTCTCCATAAGGGACATGCCTCTAATCCTGTTGGTGGTGGTCACTGGATGCTTCTCATTGGTGATGATGGGGAGCACGGTATCTTCCATGATCCATACGGTGAGATGGACAATGTTAATGGTGGCTACGTTACCATTGGCAGTGGCGGTAAGGATGTTAAGTACACCTGGCACAACTGGCTTAAGCGTTGGGAAGTCGAAGGTAAAGGTACTGGTTGGTTCATGACCTTTCGTCCAACCAATACTCCGCAACCATCGGCTCCTGTTGCTAACACCTGGGCGGGAGTGATAGCTGCAGCCTCTAAGGCAGGAGCTAAGTTCCCCCAAGTAGTAGCTGCTCAGTGGGCACTAGAGAGTGGTTATGGTAAACATATATCCGGTACCCATAACTACTTTGGTCTCAAGGGTTCTGGTACTGACCATGAGACAAAGGAGTTTATTGATGGTAAGTGGATCACCATTACTGCTGGTTTCCTTAACTTCCCTGATCTACAATCCTGCGTATCGTACTTAGTGCAACGCTGGTACAAGGACTACAAGAACTACAAGGGAGTCAACAGAGCATCCTCTGCGGAGGAGTGCTGCATACTTCTAGTTCAAGAGCGATACGCCACCGATCCTCAGTATGCCGAAAAACTAATCCGACTAATGAGGGACAATGTCTAGCACTACTTACAATATCACACCAGGTAGATTCTCAAGGGAACTGCCTGTAACAACTCAAGCACATTTCAAAAGCTCTACAGCTAGTACTAATTCAACCCTTATTAGAGGTAGTGCTGGTTCCGTCTTTAACATTATCGTCCACAATACGCATAGTGGTGGGGGCAGTGGTAGCGCTATAGCACTGAGGTTCTACGACAAGGCAACAGCTCCTGTTGTTGGTACTGATGTGCCTATGATTATCATCCATGTCCAATCTAACGACTCTAAAGAGATTAATTTCACTAGTGGTATTACCTTTAAAAATGGTATTGCATATTCAATCACCGATGGTACTGCCTTGTTGGATGCTACTCCTGTCAGTGCTGATGGAGTTCAAGTTTACATTGGGTACATCTAATGATTGAAACTGCTATTGCTGGAGCTATCTCTTTAGTCATCGGTGTTAGTGGTGGAGTACTTGCTGTTAACTCTAAAGCTAATTCACGTATGGATCAATTAGATAAACGTATTGATGCCATTGAATTGAGATTTGCTGAGAAGTACGTACCACGTCAAGAGCTATCTAACGCTTTACAAAAGATGGAGGATCACATGATCCGCATCGAAAATAAACTAGATCAAATCGTACTACGTAATGGCTAACAAGAAAGCAACGGAGGACATGTTTAATGAACTCCATAACATTGTCACAAAAGAGCTTCTGGACCGAATCAAGAGCGGTGAAGCCTCTACTGCTGATCTTAAAGCGGCTTGTGATTGGTTGACTAAAAACGACATCAGTGGTGTTGCCTATGATGGTAATCCCCTTGATAAACTAGCCACCATTATGCCTAAGGTAGACCCTGAACTTATCCAAAAGAGGTTGTATGGCAAGTCGCACGTCTAGTTACTACAAGAACAACCCTAAGGCTAAGGCTAAGCGCCTCAAGCAACAAGCCGAGTACAATCGGACAAAAGAGGGTCTCAAGATCCGTACTAACGCTAATAAATTGAACCGTAAGCTTGGTACCTACGGTAATGGTGATGGTATGGATGCTTCCCATACAGGTCCCAATAAAGGCAAACTAGAGTCCCCTAAAGCTAACCGTACACGCCCACGTAAGGGTAAGAAGTATGGCTAATCCATTCCCAATCTAATAATGTGACACCGCTATTTCCTAGTCCTGATCACTACCTCCACAACCTAATAACGATGACAAGCTCTGAAGCAAAAAGGCTACACCGTCGTGCAATTAAGGAATACTTTAATTGTCAATGCGTATACTGCGGAGAAACTTATGAACTACATGAACTTACACTTGACCACGTTCGCCCTAAGTGTTTTGGTGGCGAAGACCTTACTTCAAATTTGGTACCCAGCTGTAGGAAATGCAATCAGGCTAAAGGAAGTAGAAATTGGTTACAATGGATGAGGGACACATTTGGTCCTACTAATAGGGAAACATTAATTCTATCACACATTCGTTAATCATGGACAAAAAGAAAACACTTAAAGAGATGCGTGAAGAGATCCGACAGATGGTCGAAGCATCTCAACGTCGTCAAAAAGGTGAGAAGGTAACCTCACAAGATATTAAGAGTAACCCTATTGGTACACGGGCTAAGTCGGTTAAGGCTGAGAACTTCCGTACTAATGTTGATATGGGTATGAAAGCGCAAAAGTCCAAGGACTACAGTAAAGCAAAAACCTCTGGTACCTACATGGATTCTAACAATAAGCCCAATCCTCCTAAGGCTAAGCGTGATGAAAAGCCTCGTCAACGCCCTGGTTCTGGTAAGGAACGGATGATGAATAAGGCAGAAGAGGAACGTAAGCGTCGTATGCGTGGTGAGTCGGCTGTTGTTGGGAGCTGAGTAATGGCTCCACGTACGATGCCTGTACGTAGGCAACAATCTCGTGAGATTAAAAAAGTACTTGGTGAGGGTACGTATACTACAACTGACCCTCAAGGTCAGATTAATGTTATGCGTCAGTACCAAGCAGCTAACTTAATTCCTACACAATTTAAAACACCTAATCAAGTGTCTGATGCTGTCTCGGCAGAAATAGCATCTGGTCTTTCAAAAGAAAAAGCACTTAGTAAACTAAATATCACTTTACCACGTTCGTTCTTTGACAACAAAGGTAAGTTGATTGGTAGAAAGTTTCGTGATGCTCAAAGTCCAGCACTTATTGAAGCTTGGAATAAAGCTACTGGTGGTATGCCAGCTGAGTCTCTTGGTAAACTTGAAGGTTCAGAGTGGAGTAACGAGCAAAAAGTCCTACAAGAGGTAGGTCGTAGGCTTGGAATGAAACTTGACTTGGGTCACTTTGAAACCTCTGCTTCTGGTGCTCCTGGTAATATAGCAGCTGCAGGTGCTGAATACAACCTAGCTAACCTAGCGGCTGGGCGTAGTTTAGAAAACCCATTTAGACCTCAAACACAGGCAGAGGTTGCTGATATTGGAATGGCAACCAATAAAGTACAAGGTTTGGCGGAAGCATCTCTACTTGCTCAAGACTTACCAACCAGAGGTGGTTTAACTGGAAGGCCCGTCAACCCTTACATCTCTGTTCTACTTGGTACAACTTTAAGTGGTCAAAGTTCTCGATTACTTCCTCAAGAAAACTTAGAGACATTAAATTACACCTTCGATCAGTTGGAGAAACAAGGTGCTAATCCAGTCGCTATGTATGACTACATACGTGAGCGTGCTGGTGAAGGTATTGACGTCAATGAGATGGCTA